ATGGAAGCATAAGGAAGGTGGTTGGCAGACCAGTGCATACGACAAGCGGCAACTCCGTGAAATGGCGAAAGAACTGTATGAGAAATGGGATGAAGAAGTTGTAAAGGGCACTAAAATCAGAATAGTCAATTTTTGAGTATGAAAGTAAATAATCCACGGCATCCGCACAAATGTACTGTTTACCGAATTATAGGTGAGGATTCTTTCAGTGATGGTGAGAAGGTGATCTTGTATGAAGGTATATGCCGAAAGGAAGGTAGTACAAATTTGCGGACATTCAAAACCGATAATGTGATAAAGAGCGATTATCTGTTGAGCCTTCCCGGAATTGTTGAAGGAATATTGGCCGGTGATCTGATAGATGTCACGGACAGACAAGGCACTTTCACTCAATGTATGGTTACTGATAGCTATGCCGGAAATTTGGGAACAACTGTGTATTTCAATCTTGCAAAAAATTAACGCATGGATAACCGGAGCAATGAAGTATTGTTTGATGAAGGAATAAGGAAGGCAAAGGAGCTTGTTTCAGGATATATCTTTGATGTCTTGACTAAATGCTGTGAAGAACTTATCCAAGATGCACTTGATAACAAGTCAGGCTTTCGGAATCTTACGGGTAATACAATAACCAGTTATGCGTGCGGATTATTCATGGACGGTAGATTTTCCTATTTCGTTTGTAGTGGAGATTCAATGAAACAACCGGTGAGAGTAAAACTGACTAAAGGTGAAACATTTGTAGGTGTCAGTTATGATAATCAGAACAGACGTTTTACTGGAACAATAGAAACTGATAAAGGTTATGGCGAAGCATCCTCCTTTGATTTCTTGAAAAGATATAAGTCGGAATCACGTAAAGGATTTGAGATAGTAATGTGCACGGGTACTGAATATTCAACCTATTTGGAGAATGTGTTAAATGCAGATGTTCTGACCGGAACATTTCAAAGGGCACAAAATACATTATTCAAGAACTTTAAACCAATGAAATGATGGGACGGACAGTTTATAGACGTATGGATATATTAAAACAAATCGCTGATGCAGTAACCGGCATTGGTGAAAAGGTTTTCATAACAGATCGTCCGGCTGCTGAACAAAAGGCGATGAAGGACTTTGTTGTTATTCGGTTGCCACAAACTATCCAAGATAAAGGAAGTACCTACCAAGACACTTACTGTCAGATAAACGTTTTTGCGCATGATCGCTCAAACGGTATTGAGAATACAGTCCGTTTGGATGAAATGCAAATGGAAGTGGTTTCAAAATTTCCAATAGTGACGGAATTGTTTTCAGCTGTAAGTCCACGATTGCTTCCCGGAGGAAATGACGGACTCGGTTTTCATTCCTTAATAATACAAGCGAAGCTAATAATAAACAAATGACACAAACTTAAAAAGATACGATTATGGCAGAGATTTCTATTACTACCAAACTGGAAGAGTTAAAGGTGCTCTTTAATCAGATGAAGGAGGTTTATTATGTGTCCAAAGTCAATAGTGACCTCGCAACTTTAGCGGCTTTTGATATGGAGCTGCCGGTACTCTCTGACGGAGTTACATTTGATACCGGAGCTGCCGATGTTTCCAAGATCAAGTTGACAACCGGAGCAACTTGGACTTCTATTGCTAATGCTGGAGATTCCGATATTCAGTTTCAAGTACCTTCCGTGGCAGGAAAGATCAATGACTTGTTACTGAACAAGAAAGCGGAAACGGTGACTATGACTGCTACCATTGATGGTGAGACTTATGAAGGTGAAGGTTACAATATCGAACCGAAGAAAGTAATCGGAGGACTCTTCATGCGTAGTGAAGACCGTCAAACAGCCTTGTTCTTACCGAATGTTGAGGGGTATAGCAACTTCGTCAGCGAGCAGGATAAGCCGGGGTACTTTAATGTATCTGTTTCTCCGTTGAATGATGCTAAGGGTGCCTCTATTTACATTTTACGTAAAAAAGTGTCCGAATAAAAAACTTAGGATATAACACTTTGCAAAATTCATATCAGCGAAAAGGTGGTGAGCTACTTGATACCGGCCACCACCTTTTTTCGTATAAAACATGATAAAATATGACAAAGAAGAATGACATAACACTTCCTACACCGGAGGATGAAAGGCTATTGAATGATGTGTTGGAAGACAGTGTGGACTATGTGGAAGTCCGAGGAAAGAAATATGGTATTTCATGGCTGAAAAGAGGGACTATACGCAAATTCACCAGTACCATGCAGAAATCGGGGAATGATGATAAGATCAGTTGCCAATGTGCAGCCGCTATCATTTTGAACGGATATTGGAAGATCAAGTTCTTCTATCCTTTCTTGTGGCGATGGTTCTTTTATATCAAACAATATGGAGATCATGAGCTGATGAAGGTTATAGCCGTCGGCAAAAAAAAAATTCCAGTGGAAGACTACTTGACTGCTACCATATATCTGACCGCGATGAAGGACACGATGATGACAATGACAAAAGAGGAAGCAGAGCATATCCTTCACGAACCAGCTACGGACAAACGTGGGAAATAGGCAAGTCCTATCCGTGGCTGACAGAGCCTTTGAGAGTATTTGGGATTCCAATAAGCAAGCCCTTGTTTGGTATTTATTGGGTACTTACAAATGCACAAATTGAACTATTGGCAATGGATGTGTCTATTGTGGTTACAGATTGTGACAAGGACAACAAGGAAAAGAAGCACGATACGAAGAACTTCAAATCCCCTTCCGTAAGCGAAATAGAGGATGCTGCCAAACGCTGGAAAAATAAGTATGGCAATGGAGAAACAGCAATTAACATTAATGATTATAAGTAGCACAAACACAATAATATATGGCTGATCTCGGTAATTTATATTTTGATATACTGTTCCGTGATAAGACAGCGGAACAACGTAAAAAATTGAAAGCGGAAATCACCAAAGACTTGCAGGCAAAACTTGATGTGGGTTTTGACAAGAAGAAGTTGGTTGGTGATATGAAGACTTTGCTTCAAAGTGAGAAGTTTAAGATCAATGTGGTAGTGGATAAGGCCAGTACCACACAAGCTGTCCGTGCCGCCTTGCAAGCCGCCGGGTTGAATACAAACTTTACAGCAAGTGATTTACGCGCCGCCAAAGCCGCAGCCATTCAAACCAAAGCGGAGGCTTCTGCCGCAGCCGCACGTGAGCTTGCGCGACAAAGAGCCGCCCGTGCCGCCAAAGCGGAACTGGATTTGGCTAATGCCCGTGAGAGATCAGCCAATGCAGCAAGGCGGCACATGACAGCCACTCTCAATATGAATGGAGCAATGAACAGCCAGTTGAGTATTGTCGGACAATTAAGAAATGAATTTTTGGGGCTATACTCCATTTATGCGGCACAAAATTTCTTACGTGCAGTGGTTGATATTGGTGGTGAGTTGGAGAATCAGAAAATTGCAATGGCCTCTATCCTGCAAGATGAAGGCAAAGCTACAACCATATTCAATCAGATTAAGAAACTGGCTGTTGCTTCTCCGTTCGGGGTTATGGATTTGAATCAGTATGCCAAGCAACTTTCTGCATATTCTATGCCATACAATGAATTGTATGATACCATGAAAAGGCTGGCTGATATATCAGCCGGTGTAGGTGTTGATATGGGGCGTATCATATTGGCCTTCGGTCAGATAAAGGCTGCTAAATTCTTGAAAGGAACAGAATTGCGGCAATTGACGGAAGCGAACATTCCTATGGTGGATAAACTGGCCGAGCGATTCAGTAAGTTGGAAGGCCGCATTGTCAGTGCCGGTGAAGTGCTTGATATGATCTCGAAAAAGAAGGTTACGTTTGAGGACGTAAAAGATGTTCTTTGGGAACTTACGGATGATGGTGGCATGTTTCATAACATGCAGGAAGTTCTTTCAGAATCAGTCAAATCCAAATGGAAGAACTTGGCTGATGTGATTGACATTATGCTTGGTGATATTGCGGAGTCAATGGGTAGTACATTGAAATGGACTGCCGAAAGCCTTACCACCCTTGCTCAAAATTGGAAAGAAGTTGTACCTTTTATAACAGCGGCCACAGCTGCGTTTGGAACATATCGGGTTGCGGTTTATGCAGGATCACGTGCCATGGGAGTGGCAAATGCTACATTAATAAAAGGAACACTCGCAGCTAAACAGAAAACAGCAGCGGATTTAGTGATGGCTTCCAATTACCGCACTTTAACTGCCGCTGAAAAAGGATTGATTGCTTCAAGAAATGCTATGACTACCGCAGAATGGAGGGCATTGGCTGTTAGTGGCGCATTGAACAAAGAACAAGCGTTGAGGTTGATAACACTTGGGAAAATTAAATCAGGTCAGGCAGGACATATTACCCAATTACTTAATATATCAAAAGCTGAACTTCAAGTGGCTATGTCAGCTGGAAAAGCTCGTGTGGCAATGACAATGCTTAGTTATGGAGCCAAACAAGTTTGGACTGCTTTTAAGGGTTTGTTCAATCCATACATGTATTTGTTCGCTGGACTTTTTGCCATTACTGAATTATGGTATAAGTCCGGGCAAAAGGCTGACGAAATGAACGAGCGTATTTCCGAGCTGACAACAAGAGCACAAGACGGTTTCAAGAATTTAACGAAAGAAGCTCAAAAATTTGCTGATGTTGATCCTTTTAAGGCGAATGATGCCTCACTGATTTCTTCTATTGAAGAAATGAAAACAGCATTAAAGGATTATTCTCCAGTTTGGGCAGACACTTTTAATGAAACGTTTAAGACTGATGATGAAGGAAATACGGTTAAAAGCCTTGCAGAACAATATATATTGCTTCGGAATGCTTTGAATGATACAAAAGAGGCTTATAAATTGTTGAATGCCATAAGAGGTACATCTGAATATGCGAATGATGCTACTGATGGTTATTTTGACGAAAGCTTTAGTGAAAATATTGAAGACTACATCAAGGCAGAGAAGCATATAGACAAGATTATAGACCGTATGGCTGGTAGCTATATAGAGTATTATACTGCCATGCAGAAAGTTATAGCCAAGTATGATGATTTTGCTAAAGTCGCTTCGGGCAAATCATTGAAAGAGCAGTTGGATATAATCAAAGAATATCCCAAGGCATTAGCCAGTTTGAATAATGAGTTACCCTTCACGGGAGGATATAGGGATGATATTTTTCAGCTACGGAAGGCATGGAAAAACTCTAAACGTGTTTTTGAGGAAGAAGTATCACCGGATATGCAGAGTTTCATATCTGAATATAAGTCACGATTACAAGCTGCCGGTTGGAATTTAGACAATTTGAGTGACGCTCAAAGAATAGCTATCGGTTTGGATATAAGTTCTTTCTTGGATCAATTTAAAGAAATGCCGGTAGATATACGAAAATTTCTTAATGGTGAGATTCTTGAAAAGCAATTCAATATCAAGATTAATGCTGAATATACGGAAACTATTCAGAGCTTGTCAGACTTGCAGAAAAAGTTCAATGAAGCCACAGATGGGCAATTTGAAGCCCAAATAAAGGTTTCTACGGATTCAGAGAAAATTATTGAAGGAGTACAAAAAGCGTATAAGGAAGCTAAAGAGACAACAAATCAATTGAAGCCGGTATTGATTAAAGCCGGAATAGATTTGTCAGGTATTGGAGCTATTGACTTGTCAAAACTTCCCGACTGGCAGAAGCAAATTGTATCAGATTATAAAAAGGCTTTCGATACAATGCAAGCCGGTGAGAAAGGAGCTAAAGAAATCGGTTTTTCCCTCACTGATCCAAATAAGGATAAGAGCAAAAAGGATGCCTTTGCCGAAAGATTGAAAGAACGGGTAAACTTACTAAAGGAGGCATATTCTGAATATAAGAAGTGGACTGACATTGTTGGAAAGGGAGAAGCTGCCAGCAAGGTTAAAGAATCGGGTATTTTTGATCCCTTATTTAAAGGTAAAGAACCGGTGGATATTGGAAATTATCGAGATGAATTGAATAAGATTCTTAACCAGCTTGACGATAAGACCGAAGTTCGTAGGGACTTGAAAGTTTCCATACGGAAAGTCATTGCGGATATTGATGCCAACGCTATGAAAGAAGCTTCGGATAAGGCCGCAAAAGAACTTGAAAGGTACGTATCTGATGTTTCAAAGAAATGGGATATATACAAGCAGCTTGTCAATGCCGGTGCAAGTAAGAAGGATGCTTCAACTTATGCTTTTGGTTTTTTGACTGATTATGAGAATGAAGCGCAATATTTAATAGATACAGTACAAAAGAAACTCAAAGAAAAGGCTGTTGATCTTCCATTCACTTTGAGTGACGATGAAGCAGAAAGTATATTAGGAGGTAAAGACAGCCCATTATATAAGCAATTTTTTAAGGTGTGGAAGGATGCTAAAGAGGCATTTGAGAAAGATAAGGTAAGTATTGCACTTGATGATACAAAGGTTATTGCCAATGCAAGATCAACGATAGAAAAGATACGAATATTAAGTGAACAGTACGCATCAAAGACTGGATTAAGTGTCGGAAAAAATGGGGAGTTGGTTGGTGATACGTCAGGTCTAAACAATGTTCAGAAGGCTTATCTTGATGAATATAATAAGAAGCTGATTGAATTAAAATCGACCTTATTACAATTGTTACCTGAATGGGAGAAAATATTTGGAGATAAAGAGCAACGTTCATTCTCTGATTTGAAAGAGGCTGAACGTATCGCAAGGGAAATCAAGAATAATGCAAAGGTTTCCTATGATAGCGATGGAAAGCCCAATGGATTTACTTCTTTTTTTACGAAAGATGATGGTAGTATTGAAAATGTTAAGGGTGCTTATTCTTTGTTGGATAAATTGATAAAAGCCATCCCCCAGTTGCAAGATGCACAGTTGGCTGTAAATCCATTCAAAACCTTAGCGAAGAATGTAAAAGAACTTTTTACTTCTGAAAAAGACAGCGACAAACTGGAAAAGAAAATCGGACGGTTGGGAGAAAGTGCCGCTGAAAGTGCTGATCTTGTCGGCAATTTTGCAGGACAGATGTCTTCCATGTTCGATGCTTTGGGCAATGAGGGTATGGCCGACACGATGGGTAATGTGCAGGATGCCATGTCTTCTATAAGCAATATCGGGCAGGGATTCGCCAAAGGTGGAATAGTTGGTGGTATTGCTGCCGCTGCCGGTGAAGCTGTAAACTGGATTGGGAAGATAGCACAAGCACATGACAAAAAGCTTGATAAGGCTATTGAAAAAAGTAAACTTCGTGTTCAACAGTTGCAATATATATACGAACAAATTGACGGTATTCTTGAACGTTTTTTGGGCAGTGGCACGGAACTAAAACTTGTAGATGCAGAAAATGACCGTACCCGGTTGAATCAATTAAATAATCAGATTGGTGCAATACGCAATAAGGGAAAGATCAACATCTTCGATTTGATGTCTTTGCAGAAATATAAGCAGGAAGCGGAAAAACTTCAAAAACGTGTTTCGGCATACGATGAAGGTGGTGCATACGGGTATCAACGTGCCTTGATGCAAGAACAACTTTCAGAATTGGAGAAACAACGGCAAGCCGAAATTGACAAGAAGAAGACGGATGATAGCAAGGTGGCTGATTATGAGAATCAGATTGCGGAGATGAAACAGCAAATAAAGGATTTTGCCGAAGAAACGGCTGAATCTCTTTATGGCATTAATTTGAAAGACTGGGCTTCACAGCTGGGAGATGCCTTGTATGAGGCATGGCAGAAAGGCGAGGATGGTGCCGAAGCTTTCAAAAATAAGGTTGCCGACATTATGGGTGATGTTATGAACTCCATTCTCAAAATAAGTATTTTGGAACCGGCCATGCAACAGCTTCAAAAGATGCTTTTTGGTGAGGATGGAATGAGTGGTTATTTCGGCAAGGATTTCTCTCTTGACGAAAAGGAGTTGGAAAGTATTGCGGACTATCTAATGGGGGTCAGTGAGAAAACCGATGATTACTATTCCATGCTTGACAAACTGAATAACTATATGGAAAAGAAATATGGTATCAGCATGAAGGAAGAGGAAGAAGACAGTGGAAGTGGTTTATCTAAAGGCATACAGAATGTTACTGAAAATACCGCTAACCTTTTGGCTTCTTATATAAATGCAATCCGGGCTGACGTGAGTGTCAAACGGGAGTATGTGCGAAGATTGGTTGAAGAATTGTTCCCGGCCTATAATGTAATAGCGCAAGCGCAATTGCAACAACTGACAATGATACAGATAAATACAGCAAAGAATGTGGAATTTGTGGAAGAAATCAGGGATATACTGCATAGGAATATAAACGGTGTAAACAAGTTTAATATATGATTATGAATAGATTGAATAGTGAATTGAGAGGCCATGCCGTATCGTATGGCCTCTGCACACAATGGCAAGGTGACTGGCAAAATAATAAAAGTCAGCAGGAACTAATTGAAATGTATATACGAGGCATTGATTTTTGTATTGAGCACGATTATCCGACAGTGGAATATATAAAAGGTAATTTTGACCGGAGTCTGCTTCATCAAAACCATATTTTTGTTGATGAACCAGTGACCGGAGGCAACAATGGTGTATATGTACTGAACGGTAAATGTTCAGGTAAACTTTCTTTCGGTAAATTTACAGCTGCTACTCTCCATTTGCGGCATGATAGTGAATTGACTCTTGAAGTGGAGGATTGTGCCAAAGTTTTTGTAAGTGTATATGATCGGGCTAAACTACATGTAAGGCAAAGCGATGTGGCTAAAGTTTATGTATATGTTCATGGTGGAAACTGTAAAGTTGAAACCGATGGCAATGTCATGGTAAGATATAAAATGAATGGGGATTAACATGCGTTTTGCAACATCCTTATTTATAGCCTTTTATATTCCTATATTATTTGAACGGTATCATAAATGACAATCAACATCTCGCCACAATACGGTAGATACGCGCATTATTTATATTATGTCTAAATTTTAGAGTAAATATAACTGTTTTTATTTACCGATTCTTACCGTTTGTTACTGATGTTTACCGAATTTATTTTATTGATTTTTAGGTTGTTGTATGGTGAAAATATCGTCTTTATATTTGCGCTGGAAACAATGCTGTAAGGTTCATTACGTGGTTGTCATGAACTGGAGTAAAATATTATAGGGCATTCTCTTTGAGGCAGACAACCACATTAGGCTTCATCGGGATTTGCCCTTTCTCTTTACTATTATGTCAAGCGTGACTATTATATTAAGGAGGGTTCAGTAGGTACGAGTAATGGCGTATTGGGGTTCGATTCCCTGCCTACTACAAGATCGGACAAAATAATTCCCCAAAAGCGGAGATGTCCGAGCCGCTGATGGGGAAAACATTAACTTTATAGTGCAAAGATATGGAAAATTTTAATCAGTTAATACCTATTGATGAGGGAAAAGGTAAAAAAAGAACAATGACCTCCTTGCAGATTGCAGAAATTACGGGCAAAACTCATTCAAATGTAATGCGAGATATTCGCAATATCCTTGAACAACTGGAAGAAAAACATAAATTCAATTTTGAATTGATGTTCAAAATCACAAAGTTAGGGAATAACGCAGAAAGAAAAGACCCTTATTATCTTCTCACTAAAAAAGACTGCTTGCTTCTCGCAAGTGGTTATGATGCAAACTTACGAGCCAAAATTATTAATCGTTGGGAAGAACTTGAAGAAAACAAGCGTGAGCTTTCCCGTAAAAGGGAGAAATCTTTGTTAAGTAAAATCTAAATTTATAATATGAAAACAAATCAAATTTTTCAATATAATGGAAGCCCTATCACTTTTTATAAAGATGATAATGTAATGGTAAATGCAACAGAAATGGCAAAGCCGTTTGGTAAATTAGTAGGGGATTGGCTTAGATTGAAAGCTACTACCGAGTTCACAGAAGCACTTTCAGCCGATATGCATATTCCCATATCGGCACTAATTCAAGTAGTTAAAGGTGGTAATAGCGAACAAGGCACATGGCTTCACGAAGATGTAGCATTGGAATTTGCCCGTTGGTTATCTCCATCATTTGCTATATGGTGTAATAAGCGTATCAAAGAGTTACTTCAATATGGCATGACCGCCATGCAGCCAACTTTGGAGCAAATGATAAACAATCCCGACCTTGTTATCAGTCTTGCAACACAATTAAAGAACGAGCGAGAAGAGAAGCAACGTCTTGAACAACAGAACGCATTGCAAGAAGAGCAGTTGCTTCAAGCCGCTCCGAAGGTCAGCTATTATGATAACCACTTGCAGAGTGTAAACACCCAGACGAGCACACAAGTCGCCAAGCAGATAGGAATGGATGCCGAAAAGCTGCATAAGAAGCTGAAAGAAATCGGAGTCATCTACCGACAAAGCGGACAATGGTTATTGCATACTCCTTATTCTACTTGGGGACTACACTCTACACGTACACAGACGTACACACGTTCGGATGGCTCGATAGGAACAAATGTTTATACTGTATGGACTACGAAAGGTGTACGTTTTATCATCGCATTATGCGAAAGCGGTTGGGACGTAAAGAAAGCCATAAAGCTGATTAAGGGTGAATTAATACCAGTAGCATAGCGTTCACTATTTATTTCTCTGAAAATTCAGAAGAATCGAGTTTTTGACAATATACTGTAATAAGCAAATTTTAAATCGTCATTTTTCGGTAAAGTTAATGGAATAAACATAGTGGGCAGCAGAAACAGATGGTGCGCTATACAGAAACGATTCTACTAAACAATTCGTAAAAAACTTAATTACAGAGGAAAAACTAAAAGAACGTAATTCCGTTCTTATACAATCAAGAGGTAATTTGCGATTCTTTTCAATACATAACAAATAAATTGGGCTGACTTTGGAGCCAGCCCTACTCATTCATGATTTTATTACTAACTATGTTCACCTAATTTAGTTTGTATTTTTTTTTAAGCTGTTTAGCGTAAGCCTTGGTAGCAGCATAAACTCTACATAGATGGTATAACTTTTCATCAAATGATTTATTATTCCATTTGGAGTCTTCACTTTCAATATCAGCTACTTTCATCAATGAAGAATCATTTTTTTGTATTTCTCTAAGAAATCCCATAGTCGAACTATCATCTTCTTTTAAATATATATATTCAAACACATTTGAAGTTTTTCCTCCAAGTTCATTTTTCCCTTTGACAGATAGTTTTATTACACATAATGAATCTGTATAATACTCTGTACTGGTATTTAATATATCAACATCGTTTCCTACGCTGGAAAACGTATCACTAATTTCAGTTTTAAGCATTTTATATGCTTCTTCTTCAAATGGCGTTTTTGTATTACTACTGCAACTAATAATAAAATATGATATGAACAGTAAAAGTAAAATGTTTTTCATTATTCCATTTCTTTTAAAATTTCACGAACTTCAATAGCTTTCATTCTTTCTATTTTTTCTTTTTCTCTCCGAATAAGGTCATTTATAAATAGACTTACGTTTGGTTGTAGATTTATAAACTCTACCAAGTCTAAATCAAATCTGATAGCCCGAACCTTACTTTTACTCGCAGGTTTTGTTCGATGATACACTCTTTTAGCTTTTTGTTCCTTTTCTATCATATATCTAAATATTTTACACCAAAATAAAAACCTACCACCACCACAAAAAGTACGTATAGTGGTAATAGACATGGCCCTCCGAAAACACTAAAGCAGATCAGAAGAATCACTACTATCCAAACTAAAACTCCTAACATATAATAACCTCTTTTATAATTAAATGCAAAAGTATTAATAAATAAAATTATGACAAATGATATTTTTTATGTTTTTCAACATACACGTGGAAGCAAGTTAGGGGTTGAGTATAATAATCTACTAAAAAATGCTTTTATGGCATTATTTTCTATGATTATATAGAAAATACAATTATATTTGCGTTGAAATAAGATTAAAGTATAAGGCCATAGAGCTTGTTGTGGAGACTAAATATCTCTGCGGCAAGCTCTTTTTTAATATATGTATATGAACGAACCGTATTCTATTTTGATGCAGAAAACTACCGAGAATGCTCCAGTCAAAGACAGCTTGGCGCATTTTGGAATTGTGTGCACAGAATTTCCGTTCAAGCCGGGTGGGGAAACGAAAGATTTACCCAAACGGGATTGGCCGGATGAAGACGGTGAAGATACTTACATACCCGATAAGCTGCTATTAAAGGCATACGACTTGGAAGCCGAGATGTGCTATAAGGGAGATTTGGGTACTGCATACGATAAAATTATGGCCTTTCAAAACTATCTCACGGGAGAAAATGGTGACGGTGCCACTTTGAAAATATATAACTCGCACACAGGTATCGGGCGGCAAGGACTTTACTTGCTGGAGGTTGGAGATTTTGAATTTAACAAGTCCAATATGGATGAAGTCTTGACCTTCCCGGTAAAATTCAGAGTAACTGATCCTCGAACTCAAATAATCCCCTCGTATAGTGTTGCGGAACCGACAAAGATAGTTGCATTGGTTGAAAAAGTATAGCTGTATGGCATGGAAGGTTTATGATAAAACTGGCAATACGGTACGTTGTACACTGAAAAGTTTGGAGTATAATGGTACATGGATGGGTGCATGTTTTGTGACAAGCACTCTGAAAAGTGCCGTACCCATTCTTTTTGAGATAGGTGACTATGTTATGTACCGTGGTGAGAGGTTTGAGATAAACTATGATCCTACGGCATTAAAAAAGGCGGCAAGAAAAACTTCGGGAGAAGCGTTTGTCTATGATAACGTAAAGTTCAACTGGCCGGGAGATGAATTGACGCGATGTGATTTTCTTGATTATGTGAAAAGTGATAATCAGATACACTTCACTTCTTTGCCTAAGTTCAGTTTCTTCGCTTCGTCTATACAAGATTTGGCAGACCGTGTTCAAGTAAATCTTGACCGTATATATACCGGGGCACAAAAATGGACGGTTGTCGTACACCCTGAATATGTGAGCACTACCAATGTAAACATTGATGTGAACAATATAAAGGTATGGGGTGCATTGGAGTTGTTCAATTCAAAATTTGGTGCGAACTTTGTTATTCGTGGCCGAACAATAACAATCGGTACTGCCGGTATTGCTGTGGGCAATATTTTCAAGTATGGACGTGGAAACGGTTTGTACGAAATTCAACGTACAGCCGATGCGGATCAACAGATTATTACCCGGTTGCGTGCATACGGTAGTACAAGAAATATGCCTAACCGGTATTATAATAAGCTCTCAAACAGTTCTCTTACCAATTATTTGCCGAATAACATGGCTGTGGAAAATCTGATGTTACCTGATTTTCCTAAGACAACGCTTGATCCATATATTGACAGCAAGAATATTGCTGTGCTTGGCATTCGGGAAGGGAGTGTTTATTTTGACGGTACCGGTGATTTGG